GAGCGGTGCCCATGCTGTGAGCGTAGGATAGACTATGAATCAAATTCGCGCGAGGGCGGGTTAACGCCATCCTTTGATCGTGTGAATTCAACGAAGGGGTATGAACGCGGCAACGTTGTTATCATTTGTTGGCGTTGCAATAATGTGAAACGGGATGGGACCGTTGAGGAATTTGAGCGGATCATAAAATATATGAAAGCGAATCTATGACCCCCGAAGACCTCATCGCGTTCGAGACCGATATTGCCGCCGAATTCAATGCCGGTCACATCAAAGCGCCCATGCACCTCGCGGGTGGGAATGAGCAAGACCTCATCGATCTGTTTAAGCAGGTCAAGCCGACCGATTACGTTTTGGGAACGTGGAGGGCACATTTTCACGCGCTCTTGAAAGGCGTTCCTCCCGAGAAAGTGAAAGCAGCAATCCTCGAAGGTCGTTCAATCGCACTGTGCTTCCCCGAACATAGAATCTTGTGTTCTGCGCTTGTCGGAGGTATCGCGCCAATAGCCGTTGGCTTGGCGTGGGGCATCAAGCACATTGGCGGCAAGGAAACGGTCTGGTGCTTTCTCGGGGATATGGCTGCGGAAACCGGGATTGTCCACGAAGCCATGAAGTACGCCACGGGATGCAAGTTGCCGATCAAGTGGATCGTGGAGGACAATGGACAGGGCTCGGGCGCGGACACGAGAAAGACGTGGCACAAGAAGGAGAGCACGCCTTCTTACACTCTCGTTCATCGCTATAGCTATGTGTTGCCTCATCCCCACGTCGGCATTGGGCGAGACGTGCCGCTATGAAAGAGTTTGGTATGTGTCTGGTTATCATTTTCTGTACCCCAGTGGGTTGGATAGGGCTCATAATATTTTTCATCGGACTTCATTCGGCGCTGCATTAAATGAATACCTATTTCCAAGAGTTGGGTCGGGCCATGCGTATGCTGGGCGAAGACCCCAGCACCATATTCATCGGCCAAGGCTGCGGCGTACATGGCACGGGCATGCGAGGTACTTTCGATGGCATCCCCGATGAGCAACGAATCGAATTCCCGGTCGCTGAAGACCTTCAGATGGGAATGTCCATCGGAATGGCACTGGCGGGATACCTCCCCGTTTGCGTCTTCCCCCGGTGGAATTTCGTCCTTTGCGCTGCTAACCAGTTGGTCAATCACCTCGACCGCCTCCCGATCTATTCAAACGGCGGATATAACCCGAAAGTCCTGATCCGGGTCGCCGTTCCTTCCAAGAGCCCTTTCAACCCCCAATCCCAGCACGACGATGATTTCACGGTCGCCTTTTCCAACATGCTTCGCACCGTGAAGATCGTTCGCATCCGTACTCCCGAAAGCGTGGTCATGCACTATCGGGAGGCAGTGGCGCGTCCGCAGAGCACCATTCTCGTGGAGTTCTCGACGCTTTACAGCACCCCCCTTCAGGGCGTATCCTCCGATGCGTCTCAGACTAAGGAGTGTGCTGCGTGAGTGTCTGGAAGATCGAAGTGGTCGAGAACGCCGAAGGTAGCGGGGAAACGATGCTTTTGGTTGGGAGCGAGGCGGATGGCTTTTTGAATGTCTCGTGGAAACCACCCATTGAGGGACACACTGCCTTGGCGATCCTGAATAATTTAACCCAGGCTCTCGATATCAAGTTAACCGGCTCATGCGCGAATGAGCGCATTCTAAAAGCGTACAAGTTTGTAGCAGACGCCCACTCAAAACAGGAGTTAGCACATGGGTAAGTTGATTTCGGAGTCTCCGACCCCGGAATACAGTGGCGGGCAGGCGATGAAAGCGAAGTCCCGTCCTCAGAACACCGCAGTCGGTTCCGGCTCCCGCCCCACTAAGAGTTCGGTCAAGATTCCCACGACCAACGATATGGGCGGCGGGATGCGGATGCGCGGTCGCGGCACCAATCCGCTGAAGTAAGATGGCCCGGAACGACGAGCCCGGCCCTAAGAGGGGTAGCGGGAATTTCGTGGCCTACCCTTCGGCCAAGGCGATGAACTATTCGCCGGCCACGCCCAAGCGGAACGACACCACCGGCATCAACCGGCACATGATGGACGGTCACGTTCCCCAGGACCAGACGCCCCCGCCTCCGGTCAGTCCTCCCTACGGGCGTAGCGGGAGGAAGTGATGGTGCCGAAGGTCAAGCCGATGCCCAAGCCTCCGGTTGCCTCGGCTCCTCCGGCGATGCCTACACCGAAGGCTCCGGTTGATCGCTCCAAGAATCTCGGCAAGTACCTTCACAAAAAGAGACACAAGTGAGCCGTGAATTTTCAGGAGTTTCGTTTCTGGTCCCCGGTTGAGGGTGACTGGCGAGCCCGTCTCTCGATCTTCGATGAGCGTGGCGACGAGTTTTGGACGACAATACCCCTCTCTGAAGGCAAAGCCTATCGAGAGGCCCGTGAGAAAGCCGTGAACGCCGTGGCCGAGGCAATCGACCAAGGGCGCGAGCCAGGAGAAGTACATTGACTACCTATGTCCTGCTAAGCGGCATCACCGCCGCGCAACCTGCTCCGGGCGTTGCCCAAACAGGCCAGCCCGGCACCAACCTCCCCTCCGGTAGCCAGCTTGTTGATTTCTCCAAGGCTGGTGGAAACCTCCCGGTTGCCGCGCCCGCAAACGTCACCTTTCAGGCCATCCTCACCAACATCACCCAGCCTGGGGCCACAGCCAGCGCCACGATCCAGTTGATCTTCAGTAACGACGGCATCAACTGGACGACAGGCGGCACGAGTCCCATCGTCATTACGACCGCAAATACCCCCACCCAAGGCTTTCAGACCACCACCAACGCATGGGCGTATTACTCCGCCTGGGTCAGCGCGGTTTCCGCTGGCGGCTCGGTTAAGTGTTTAATGAACGCGTAGCCGCGAATGTCTCAGGACCCGTTAAAGCCCAAAGACTCCGGCAAGGTCGGTCTGCCGAAGATTGACGCCGCCATGAACAAACTTCCGCCCACCCCGAAGGACGGCGGGAAGGGTGGCAAGGACGACCCCAAGATCATCACCTTGGGAGCCGAAAGAGGCAAGAAGCAGGACGACGAGATGCTTCTGGCCCGCGCGAGAAAGCGGTTCGACCGCGTTACCGCCGCCGAATCCGACAATCGCAAGGCCGCCATCGAGGATTTGAAGTTCAAGGCCGGGGATCAGTGGCCCGCCGATGTGGCGGCACAGCGCAATTTCGACAAGCGCCCCTGCCTCACTATCAATAAAATTCCCACCTTTGTTCACCAGATCACCAACGACCTCCGCCAGAACCGCCCGACGATCAACGTCTCTCCCGTTGGCGAGAGGGGGGACAAGGACGTGGCGAAGATGTACCGGGGACTCATCCGCGCCATCGAGCGCGAGAGCGCCGCCGATATCGCCTATGACACCGCCGTCGATAACGCGGTCTCGAACGGGTTCGGGTACTGGCGCATCACTACGGAATACGACTCGCCCGATAGCTTTGATCAGGTTATCAGGATCAAGCGTATCAGGAATCCTTTCACGGTCTATCTCGACCCTGATCGTCAGGAGCCCGATGGGTCGGATGCGAAGTGGGGCTTCATCTCTGAGATGATCCCTCGCGATGAATTCGAGGAAACCTACCCCAAGGCGAACCCGGTGCCGTGGATGCAGGCGGGTATCGGCGACACACTCAAGAACTGGGCCACTCAGGACGGGATCAGGATCGCCGAGTATTTCGAGATCAGCCACAAGATGAAAGATGTGGTTTTGCTCTCCAACGGCCATGAGGGCTGGGAGGACGAACTCGGAGAGGAAGCCAAGAAGCAGATCGAGAGCGGCGCACTGGAAGTCTTGAAGCGCCGCAAGTCCGAAACTCCCGATGTCATGTGGTACAAACTCACCGCCATGGAAATTCTTGAGCGGAAGAAATGGGAGGGCAAGTGGATTCCCATTGTGCAAGTGATTGGCAATGAGATTGACATCGAGGGGAAGTTGAAACTGTCTGGCATTATTCGTGGCGCGAAGGACGCGCAGCGGATGGTGAACTATTGGACGACCAGTTATACCGAACTCGTCGCTCTCGCGCCCAAGGCTCCGTGGGTGGTGGAGGAAGGGCAGATCGAGGGCCACGAGGCCCAGTGGAAACAGGCCAATGTCAAAAACTACCCGTATCTCTCTTATAAGGGCACTTCTGTCGGGGGAAAGCCTGCTCCTCCGCCTCAGAGACAAGCTTTTGCCGGTGTGCCCCAAGGCGTTCAGCAAGCCATCGCCCAATCCGAATCCAACATGCAGGCCACGACGGGTATCAGGTTCGACGCCACGATGAACGAGCGCATGTTCGACGAGTCCGGGAAGGCCATTCGCGAGCTGCGTCGTACAGGTGACTTGGGTTCCTTCCACTACGCCGACAACCTCGCGCGCTCGCTCAGACATGCCGGTGCTCAATACATCGATCTCATCCCCAAGATTTACGATACCAAGCGCATCGTGACGATTCTTCGCGAGGACGACACGGAGGAATCTGTCCAGATCGATCCTCACGCCAGGGAGCCGATGCAGGACTCCCGCAACCCCGATTCCAACAAGGGCATGAAGATATTCAACCCCACCTACGGGAAGTATGGGGTTACGGTCACGATTGGCCCGAGCTTCGCCACCAAGCGGATTGAAGCATCCGAGAACATGATGGCGTTTGCGAAGGCGATGCCGAATACAGCCATGCTCATTGCCGACCTGATCGCAGAGGCCCAGGACTGGCCGGGCGCGGAGAAGATGGCCGCACGATTGGCAAAGGCGGTCCCGCCGCAACTCCTCATGCCAGAGCAGAAGGACATGACACCTCAGGTCCAAGCTCTCCTCGTGGGATTGCAGCAGCAGATACAGTTGCTCAGCCAAGAGCGGGCACAGATGATCAAACAACTCAACGATCAGAACGCCGATCGCATGATAGACCTGAAGGGCATCGAGAGCACGATGCAGGCGAAGATGGCGGGCATAGAGGAGAAATTCCTGGAAGCCCTGATGAAGATCGGCGCGAAGAAGGAGGAGATCGCTTCCGGCTTGGAGGCGGATATAACGAAGGACTTTATCGGTATCGTTTCCCAGGCTGCTCAAGATCGCCGCAAGTCCGCAGATGATATGATTCAACGTCAGTTGGACTTTGAATTGAAACTGGACGAGCAACGTCGGAAGGACGCTTCCGACCAACAGACTCGCCAACATGAAGTCCAGAAAAGCATTCTGGAATTCCTACAGGCAAACCGTCGCCCCAAGAAGATCAGGCTTGTGCGTGGCGCGGATGGCGTGGCCACCGAAGCCATCGCGGAGTATGGCGACGATGGACAGGAGACTAAGCACTAATGGCTCTCACTCCCACCCCGAAAGACGACGCCTGGTTTGCCCAGGTCGATAACCGTCTCGCAGCGCTAGAGAAGGCAATCCCAAAGCCTGGCCCGCAAGGTCCAGCCGGACCCCAGGGCGTCCAGGGGCTTCAGGGTATTCAAGGCGTCGCCGGTCCTGCTGGGCACGATGGAGCGCCGGGACCAGCGGGCCACGACGGCGCGCAGGGCATCCCAGGCCCGCAGGGGCCTCCCGGAACTGGCGGCGGAGGTGGGTCGCCAATTCCGCCCGACACGAACGTCTATCCGCTCAAGATGACGCCGGTTGCCACGCCTGGCGCGCCTGTCACGCTCGGCGTCGGCCCCGATAGCCTCGTGCTCGCATTGAGCAGCACGGGCGCATCGGGACCGCCCGACAACGTCGTCGCGATCCTGATGGATGGCGTCGCGATTGCCGGCCCTCTCGACATCACCAACTACGGGGGCAGCGGGCAAATATTCACCATCCAGGGTTCCTGGGGTCCGCTTCCGCACAACGTCGAGATTGTCTCGGGTAATTCCGGGCTCGGTCTTTCCAATCTCCGGATCCTTGGCGTCTCCTACAACTTCGTGCCGCTTGTCTACAACGGCCCGAGTGTTGACGCTCGCGGCGCTCTACCGCCCCCGAATGCGACCGTGCTCTGGGATAACCTCGGGCTTCCCGTCACCTTTAACAGCACGACGGTCGTTCCTCCGCCTCCTCCACCTCCCCCACCCCCTCCGAGCACTATCAGCGGCGCCCTCATCAACGGCGCCGCGCAGGCCCCCGCAACGCTTGCCTCTCTTGTCGCGGCGACGCCGAGCGGCGGAACGCTTGCGCTTCCGGCCGGGAACTTCATCGGCACGACTTCGATCCCCGTCCCCATGACCATCGCGGGCGCGGGGATGGGGAAAACGATCATCAACGCCACGAACCTAGAGCCGACCTACGACAAGGCGGTTTTCGTGCCCCTGGCGGCGGGTATCACCGTCGAGAACATGAGCATAGAGAACGCGCAAATTTCCACCGATTTGGGGAACAACGCGGCTGCCGTGCGCGACAATGGCCCAGGCATCGGATTTAGCGTGGTCAACGTGGAAATCTCCGGGTGCCAAGATGGTCTGCTGACATTCCCTAGTAACATCAACGTCACCGGCTGCAACTTCCATGACAACGGCGCGGGTGACGCGCATACGCATGAGATGTATTTCGGCGGCGACACTGGCAATGTCGTCACCCTTCTGAACACGAACTCTAAGTGCGGCGCTGGTTCAACGCACGCGCTCAAGAGCCGTGCAGGGACGACAAACGTCACGGGGGGCACCTTCATCGGGAATGGCGACACCACGGGGAATATCGGCGGCAGCGTGATCGACATCCCCGACGGTGGCTTGGCCTCAATCTCGGGTTCTACACTCGTCACGACTGCGGGATCGGCGAATCACGGCTTCATCACCTTCGCGGTTGAGAGCAACGCAAACGCCGCTATCGGCGACACGCTCACGCTGGACAATGTGGTCTTTACCGATAACACCGGGACTGGAGGCATCATTCAGAGCGGCCTCTCCACGGCGACGTTAGTGCTCAGCGGCTGTACCTATACTAGGGCGACCGCTCCCACCATTGTTGGATGGGGCACCGTGACGGGTGCCGTCGCGAAGGGTTGACATGCCCTCTACCCTCGTCGCCGTCGTCTACGGCACCGTCACCGGCACGCATCATCGGCTGATCGAGGCCGACACGGACGCCGAGATTCAGGTCTCGCTGAACAATGTCCAGCCCGGCGAATCCGCAATCACGTTCTTGCGGAGCGAGCTTCCGTCGGACGGCCAAGGCGGCATCATCTTTAATCGCACGACCGTCATCCCGCTCGCGGCAACCAAGGGCGTGACGATCATTAACCCCATGAATGCGGCCGTGGTGCCAGGGGCAACGGCTCTTTCCGCTATTGGTCAGAAAGTCTCCAACATCATCCCCATCGATCCAGGCTTTCACACACTCCCCGGCGCGCAATTGATCGTGAGCGATGTCGCCTCGGTGGGTGATACCTGGAGCGGGGCTGTCTTCGTGAAGCCGGTCCCAACCACACTGGGCGGCTCAACTGGCGTGGCTGGGCTCGGCTGATGTCCACGACCATCACCGTCACATCCGGCACAAGCCATGTCTTCGGCGCGGGCGTCACATCCACGGATGCGCGGGCAATCGGCGGCGGTGGGTCGGGCCAGAAAACAGGTGGCGGCGGCGAATATCGGGCCAAACACGCCATTGCAGTCACTGCCGGCCCCTCGTATGCCC